TTGTAAATACTCTCCAATGCTTTGTGGCGTCACTACACCAGTCTCAATAGCATTTAAAACTGTTTCACCTTGCTTACTTAAATTACCTTGGTCTCTACCAGCAGATAAGTCAAAATACAGTTCTTGTATGACTGCTTTTGGATCTTGAGCCATTTTTATTCCTTAATTTCTAAATAAGATATTTTTGTTTTTAATAACGCCTGTACCACTTTGTACCATGCCTGGAACTTGTGACTTAATAGCAAGTACATCTGGTGCAGTATCAGCTTGTAATTTTTTAGTAAATTGTAATTTATCTTTAAACAATTTAGCTCTAGCTTGTGATGGGCTTGTTTCAAGCAGAGTAGCATTTTGAAGTTGCCAGTCTGCAACCCATTCAGCAAGTGCAGCATCACGTTTAGCACCAATTTCAAGAGCATTAAGCAATAGTTTATTACCCTCAGGTGTTTTACCAATAGATGGAGCTGAGTCAACAATAAATTGTAAGTCTGTATTTGTTGGGTTAGCACCAAGTTTTTTAACTTGAGGAATAATAACGTTTTTAGATAATGAGTCAAATGCTTCAAGTTTAGATGTAGTCTCAACATTAAAGCCTGGTACAAGTAATTGACCTGCTTTAGAAATTGTTTTAGCTGTTTCAGCACCAAAGCCTGTTTGTGTGCCTTGATCAATAAGCTGTGACATAGTTCTGTATGTTGGCAATACATTTTGCGCTTCTATACCAGAAGTTAAACTACCTTCAAGGTCTTTAATTACATTAGATGCAAACTCTTTATTAGATACGTTAGTCACTACATTAGTTTGTGGACGTGATAAAGTTCTTAATTTTTCTTCACGTTTAAAATAGTCTGGGTTTTGTACGCCATATTCAAATTGACGAATTTCCGCAGGAATAGCTTTTATATAGTCTAATTGTGCATCTCTTAGTTCTTTTTGGATCTTAAGTTTATTCATTTCAGCTTCTGTAGCTGCATTTATTGCACCTTGTGAAGCCTGCATACCACCTAAATATGACTTAGCAAGATATGGTAGAGGTGAACCATAACCTTGGTTTTTAGGAGTAGCTAAATAAGTAGCGCCTGCGCCAATAAGCCCAGAAAGTAGAGCTTGGTTTCTTAATTGTTCTTGTTGAACTGGGTTTAATAAACCAGGTACAGCAGGAGTTTGTCCTTGAGCAGGTAATCCAGTTAAGTAGTCAGGAATTCTAGTGCCAAATATATTCATGCCACTAAACAAATTACCTAAACCAGTTCCTGTATCAAATAGTGCCATAATTAATACCTTCCATAAACTTGTAAACCACCATAGCTAGGTGATAGTCTAGTTAAAAGTTTCTCATCATAACCTAAACCTAATGATGGAGCTGGTCTTTGTGTAATTGGAGCTGAAGGAGCTACTGGTAAATTAAGTGGAGGAGCTGGTTGGTTTAATGCTTGATAACCTTGTAGTCCTGCGCCAATAGCTTGTCCTGGGTTAGCTTGCGCCCAGTCAGATAACATAGTACCTGCACCTGTTATTTTATCCATAGCTGTTGGAGGTGTGTAATTAAATATTTTAGATGTATCCATAGCACCTAATGGAATATTATTAATACCACCTGCTAAGTTTGCTGCAGTTAAATTAATACCGTCAGCAAATGCGCCAGTTGTTGTAGTTGCAGGTATTGGAGTGCTACCAATAGCACCTAAATTAGTACCTATTCCTGTTGTTGGTACTGAGCTAAATAAATTATTAATGCCCATACCAGGAGCAATTGCAGTTCCTGCAGCGTCTGCGCCAAGTGATACACCTGGAGTGACTCCGCTAGAAAACATATTGGCAACTTTGCTGCCTAATAAACTTTCTGAACCACCAAATAAACCACCTGTAGCACCACCTAGTAAAGCACCTTTAAGAGGGCTTTGTCCGGTAATTGCTGAACCTACAGCGCCTACTCCAGCGCCTATTAATGTTGGCATACCCATATTAAGATACCTTTCCTACTAAATAGCAAATAGGCTCTAAGATAGTACGATAAATACGACCTAATGTGTCTCTCTTATTGCCACGCATTTGTTTATAAATATCAGCAGTTCTATGTCTAGCAATATGTGCTAATACATTACGTACTACTTTGTTAAGTTTACCCTTACCTTTAGCAAAGTCTACTAATGGCAAGAATAGTGTGTGATAACCTTTTTCGTATACTTTAGCGTTTGGCATATTAGCTGAATGTTTAAGCCAAATTGCATTACGGAATGATCCGAAGCCATAAGCCTGTTCATTCATCATAGTACATACTATCTTACCACCGCCACTTTGTTGAGACTGTGTAGTAGATACTTGACCAACAGGAGCGCCATAAGCTGCACCAAGGTATGCTTGAAGTTTTTGATATGGTTTGTTTTGTTCGAAATTAAACTTATCAATAGCAGCTTGTAGTGCTGTTTGTTGATAGTTTTCTGTAGTTTTACCTACGTTAGCTAATTGTTGAATATCTGCATAGTCAGCAGCAGCCATTTGAGGTGCGTTAAATGCAGCAGCTTGTTGTGCTGCACGTTCACCTGCATAATTAGCATAAGCAAGATCACCATATTTATTAGTTAATGTATTAGCCAATGTTTGTGCTGCTCTGTTTTGAATGTCAGCAGATACATTTGAACCATAACGTCCTGCTAAAGACGCAGTACCTTGTGCTGCTCTAATAGCGTCATTATATGCTTGTGTAGCTTCTTGTGTAGGCCCTCTTAATGCAGCACTTAAATATGGGTTACCAGCAGATAAATATTGGCCTTGAACTGTACCTAATTGTTGTTGTTGAGCTGCTTGTGATAATGGACTACCTGCTAATGCTCTATTTTGAGCTGCTTGTAATGCTAAAGTAGTTTGTTGAGATGGGCTGACATAAGTTTGACTAGGGAAATATTCTGGGCCAGGTTGTTGATATAGGCCTTTAGCTTCTTGTAAACCATATTCTACGAATGGTCTTACAGTAGGATCTAATTCAGACTTAGTAGTAGACGTACCACTACCTCCACCTCCTCCTCCAGAGCCTCCGCCATAAAATGTAAATGACTCAACTAAATTTGTAAGCCAATTAGATAAATTCAATAATTTCATATTGCTTTCCTTAAAGTATATATTCCCATGTTTGAGGTCTAAAACCCATTTTTCTAGCATTACGTTCCCATCCACGTCTTGCAGATGTAAATGTAACTTTAGACTTACCGCCTTGTTTTGCTATTGCTTGTATTTCTTGAAATGCTTGGTGAAATAATGACTCATCATATAATGTTGACCATGTGGCCCATACATGAAGAGCATTACCTATTGGTTGGAGTACTACAAAACCTACCGCTTTATTGTCTACAATGCCTATAAACAGCATTGATCTTTGCTCATAACAGTCACAATAAATGTCTTCTACGATCCATTCATTATGGCCTTTTGCTCTTATTAACTCTAAACCGTGTTTAATGTAGTCCCAATGTTCTCTTAATTTATCTTTAGGTATATAGTGTAATATCATCCTACTATTATATAACGATATACCTTGTTCGTGCCTGTATTTGCAGGGTGTGAGATAACAGCTTGTCCTTTACTTTGCGAACTAATATAAGGTTCTGTAAATATATCTGTTGTATAACCATTAGAACTTACATACTGCATAGTTACAATTGCACTTGGTGTTGCAGGTCTAGTAGGTGTAGTTTGTGCAGGTATTTGCTCTATAGTGACAAGTGTTGAACTTGTAGCCCATACTAACTCTACATAGTCACCTGCTTCTAAGTCTACAAAGTAGTTAAGTGCAGCAATAAGATGCCCATAAATACTAGCATTTTTACGAACAGGTACAGTAAATTCGCTATTAGAATTATCTATATCTACGCCATTTTTTCTAAACCATACGTCTACATCATGTTGTTGGTTATCAGGGTTTACAAATTGCAAACTAAATTGCAAATTATATAGTCCTGAATAGTCTACAGTTATTCTTGAATTGCTGACTACATTTATACCTAAAGCAAAGTCTGTAGTATTAAGTGTAATTGCTGCACTTGCAGTAGTAGTACTTAAACTTTGGTCTGTAGAGTCTTGAAATGATCCATAAGGGAAGTACTCTGTAGATGCTGTTTGCGATATAGCTTGTAGCCCAATATATGAGTTATAACCTATACGTTCATCAAATATAGTAGTAGATACAGCACCTGCTGCAGCTAAAGTAATATCACCTGTATTGTTAGACTTACCTTCTACTAAATTGTTTACTACTTCTGAAACTTCTCTTGGCGTACCACCTTGCCAATTCAGTTTACGATACATGTCCCTAGACATTATCTACCACCACTTTGTGTATAGTCTACGTCTATAGAAATAGCATGTGTCCATGTTCCTGTAGGTACAACTTTAATTCTGTGATAACGACCATAAGACCTTAATGGACATCTTCCATCTGAATTTTGTGTAACTGTAGCCTTATAAGTAACTGCATCATCTAATTCTTTACGAGATGCAATGGCCATAGTCACAGCACCATTATCAACTTGCGCTCTACCGTTAGTGACTACAGAGTTATATCCAAATTCCATTTCACCTACTACTATAGATGCTGTAGAGTTTTGTCCAGTAAATGTTGCAATTTTAGCACCGTCTGCACCACCAAATAAGAACTTACCACCTGACCATACACGTGAGTCTAAAGATGCAGGAAGTGAGTCTATAGTGCCATAAGCATCTAAACCTTCTAGTGTGATAGAAGAAGACGCTAGAGATACAATATAGTCTACTGTAGTGTCAGCAGATGACCATTTTTTAACTAGCCAATTGTAAATAAGTAGTGATCTTCCACCGTTAGTATTAGGATAATTCCATACTACAATATTACGAATTGGGTCAATAGCAGCACTAATAGTGTCTTGTTGTGCTAAAGCCATATTTTCGTAGAAGTATTCGTCTATTTTATCATTACCAATGTTCATAACATTAGTACCGTCACACATATAGAAACCATCATCCGCTAGGAAATATGTATTAGGGCCATATTGTGTTACTGATCCTGGCGTATTACATCCTAAATTACGTGAGATAGCGTCAAACTGGAAGAATAACGGTGAACCAATATATGACATACGGTAAATAGCACGTTCTAGTAAAACGATACCAAATTCACCACCTGTAATACCTGTGATGTTACCACCTTCGGCAATTATCTGATAGTCGGCTTGTGAAGCACCGCCTGAAGTCCAGTCTGTTTCGTCATTAACGTCTGACCATTGTAGTTTGTTAGGTGTGCCATTTATGTTAGCAGCAACTACAAAGTCACGAACTACTGTAATGTATTTAGCTATAGGAGCTGTAGCAGATACGTCTGCAAAAGCACTAGAAGTTCCTACATACCATGCTTGTATTTTATCATCATTATTAGAAGCTAATACAGCGTTACCAAACTGTACAAAGCTCCAACGATCTGCACTAGAATAACCACCTGACTTACTTACATCTACTAAACCTGCAGTAGCTGGGTTAAACTTAAATAATTTAGTTTGACCACCTGCAAATAATACTGTGCTTAATTCAAATTTAGCAGCAGTTACGTTATTTAGGTTTTCACTTGCAGCAGTAGAATAGTCAGCAGATAAAGGAAATGGGCCATAACCAATAGTCAAAGGATAGACGTTATTGGCTTCTAGTAATACTCCAGTAGTCGTAGGTTGATCCGGCAACCATTCCGTAAACGCTATTCTTTGAGTAGCCATTCATTTTCCTTAAACTGTTACTTCGTCCCAAGATGTTGTTTCTTCATTCCAAGTATATCTCTTACCGTCTGTAGGATAGTCTACAGGTGCTTTCCATTGTGCAGTAGACTTATCTAAAGTCCATGAAGCAAATGGTTGTGGAGGAATAAAAGCGTCTAGGTCAGCATCATACTTGTAGCCAATACCAGCGTAGTTTTTACGGATACGAGCATTGTATGAAGTTTGAACCCAGCGACCACCTAAAAGGTTAGTGCAGAACTCAATGCCTATAGCTTCGTTCTCTACACCATCTTGATCTGCTGTGTCAGCGTTAGCAACTACTATGACTTGGGTGACCAAGTTCTCATCGTTTAATTGTGCAAAATGTGCCATGTTTTCTCCTGTTATCTTGCGTTACTATTTTTAAATGGATGCTCTGCAAAAGCTGCGTAGATATATGTTCCACCTGAAGCATTAGTTGAAGTAGCCCTCAATTTAAAACCATTAGATAATACATCAATAGTTAAATTACCACTTGCCTGTTCTGCGTCAGATAAATTAGGGAATAATACTGCACTAGAAACATTATATGAACTTCTAGAAGTATCAATTATAGCCCAATCATTAGTTGTATCAGTTCTTTTAATTAAAACAAATTTAGGTTTAAAGCCAAGGAAAACAAACGGACCATCTGTAGAACCATTACCTGTGTAAGAACCAAATTTACTAAACCCTGCTATTTCTGCAAAGCAATAGGCTAACCAATTAACTCCACTATCGGCACTTTGAGTAA